ACACGGCTCCCTTTGGCCGCATCGCGGGGCTAAACCGCTACTCCAACATCCTTAACGGCGGAACAGCCTGGGCCAGCGTCGGCACCACGCTCTCCGTGACCCCGACCGTCACCTACGTCGCATCCATCGACCTGCCTGTGGGTAAGCTGGTGACCGGCGTGTCGTACCTCGCTGGAACCACCAACAGCGGCACCCCGCACGCCACGGTCGCGCTCTTCGGACCCAACGGCGGCAAGCCCATCGCCTACAGCGCCACGCAGGCCGTGACTGCGACCGCTTCCATCTGGGAAGATGTCGCCTTCACCAAGGTCATGGGCGCGACCGGCACGACCGTATGGCTTCCTCCGGGGCGCTATTTCGTCGGCCTGCAGACTGACGCCTCGACCTCGCACATCACCACCATCAATACCGGCTCTCAGCCCGTCGATCTGGTCACGACTTCGATCACGGGCGGGACGTACGGCACCATCAACGTGAGCCTGACGGCCCCGACCACCTACACCACGGCAGTCGGTCCCGTCGTCGCGCTGTATTAGGCATAGCTCGGGGCGGCGGCCTTCCTTCTTCCCCGCTGCCCCACCAGAGGGTGGTTGGCTTTCCCGCATTTCTCCAGACACCCTCACCATTCCCGAGGTTTTATGAGTCAAATACTTCGGCAAGACCGACATGCGGGACGGGTGTTTCCGTCCTACCGCTACCATCGCACGCTGGAACCCGTCGTGGTCTGCTCTCCAGGGCATGACGAAGCGCTAGGCGACGAATGGGCCGATACGCCCGCGGCGTTCTTCAACTCACCCGAGCCCTCTATCGAAGAGGCCGAAGTCGATCCCGTTCTTCAGAAGCGCCGCGACAACATGGCGAAGGCGCGGGCCGCCCGCAAGATCAAGCAGAAGGGGTAGCGCATGGCTTGGGGCGTTTACGAGCAGCCGGATGGATTTCACGTTATGCCCGTTGATGACATCTACGAGCATGAGGCAAAACGAGCTTGCCACTGACACCCAGACATTGACGGGAATACCGTTATCCATCGCTCATGGGATGGCCGCGAGATTCAAGAACGAGCAGAAGCCGCGCTTGAGACAACGGGAGCAATGAACTGATGGCCGAGATCGCCACATTCCGCGTGTACCCGGGGCTCGGGAACTTCGAGCACAGCACCGGACGGCGCGGTCTGTACTTTATTGTGCGGTGTTACGCAACCTTCAAGGAAATGCGAGAAGTTGCGGCAGAGGATGGCGTTTCGCCCGCAAGTTTCTTTAGGCGAGGGCAGGGCGTGTGCCAGAAATGGCGCTGGCATCGCATCCCAGACGTCAAGATGCGGACGCGGTGGAGGCAAAAGGAATGCGGGCAGATTCTTCTTTGTCGTAAGCGCCTTGGAGCGTCAACAGTCAGCCACGAATGCACACACGCTGCGGTGTATTGGCTAGGAGAGATAACGCAGCAGCCCGAGCCCGATTACGTCCGCGTTCAATGCAACAAGCGTGGCGAAGAACTCCTCGCTTACGCCGTTGGTGAAATGACGCGGCAGGTCTACGTCGGTCTCGAAAAAGCAGGAATTATCAAATGAGCGTTGACACCGCCCGCGACATCATCATCGACGCCCTCAAGGAAATTGGAGCCATCGGTCTCGAAGAGTCTGGAGTCCTGACGTTGGGAAGAGCGTAACCATGCGAATTCTCGCCATCTTCCTGCTCGCCACCGTGTGAATTGAAGCCACTGGAATAAACTATGCCAGATACCGCGCGGGAGTACATCACCGACGCCCTGCTGAAGATCAACGCCGTCACACTCAACGACGATTCCGACGACGCAGACCCGGCGCTCTATGCCGCCTGTCTGCGCGAGTGGAACCGGATGATTTCGGCGTCGAATACCAACCGCGACAGCATCTTTACAATTCGCTTGGATCCGTACGATTTCGTCGCCAATAAGAAGACCTACACCATCGGCGTCGATCCGATGGGGCTGGTGACCGCCGATCTCTCCGGGCCGCGTCCACAACGCATCGAGAGCGCCAACGTCTTTCTCAGCCAGAACCCCATCGTCCGCCGCCCCATGCGGATTCTCACGGATTCGGATTGGGCCGGGATTGTCTATCAGGACGTAGCGGCGTACCCCGAGGCGCTTTACAACGACGGCGGAAACCCGCTATCGACGCTCTACTTCTATCCCATTCCGGCGGGCGCTTACGGCTTCGAGCTTTACACCTGGCAGGCCAACGCCCAACTTGCCGATCTGTTCGCGCCGGTCATCTTTCCGCCGGGCTACGAGAATTATTGGATCTACCAGATGGCGCTCAACTTCTGCCCCATCGTGCAGCGGCAACCGAGCGCCCTGATTGTCCAGATGGCGAAGATTTATGTCGATCAGATGCAGAGCATGAACGTGGCCCAGATTCAGGCGCATTGCGACCCGTCCATCGGGCTGACCGGCGGAAACGGAAACGCGAGCAGCGGGCGCGGTCTGTTTAATTGGATGACAAGGAACCTGTAACTCCATGAAACTAATCACTTCCAAGACGCCGGGCGCGACGGCCACGGGCAGCAGCACTTACACGATTGCCGCGCAGTGCATTTACAACAGTTCCGGCACGACCTACTCCTGGATCGTTGACTAACCCCCATGCGTCTGCCCGGCTTCATTGGCGGCACTTATACCGGACAAGCTCCCACGGTGGCGACCGATCGCTGCATCAACTGGCTTCCCGAGCGCATCATCGGCGCGGGTGCGCCGGAAGCCGAGATCATCTACGTCCGCACGCCCGGGCTGGCCGAGTTCACCGACATCAGCAACGCGGCCACGAGTGGGACCGGGCCGGGACCGACAGAGTGCCTGGACGCCGGTTATCCCTTCACCGTGCGCATGACCGACGCCAGCGGCATCATCACCGATTTCCCCGCCGCCATCGCGGTCATCTGCGACCCTTGCACGCCGACGCTGTATGACTTCACCGTACACGTTGTCGATTCAGTGTCCGCAACCGGAAGCGCCGATTGCTCGATTCAGACCGCCTGCGTCCCGCCGATCCCCTCTTAGATCCATGATTTCCTGCATCCTCCTAACCCGCGACCCGGCGCTGCTCGCCAAGGCTATCGCCATGTTCGAGGCGCAGACCTATCCGGCGAAGGAATTGATCGTGGCCGTGTACGCCGACAAGCCCGTAACCGTGCCCGCGAAGTACGCGACCGTCGCCTGTGCCGCCGATGAGTTGCTGGGTGTCGCGCTGAACAAGTCGCTGGCGTACTCCCGCGGCGACCTGTTGAGCATCTGGCGTGAGGGAGACACCTATGCCCCCGGCTACCTGGCGCGCGCTGTACTGGCCCTCCACGGCGCGGCAGTGGCCCGCTGGACGAACCACCTGATCCAGTTCGGCGACGAAGTACGGCGCATCCAGGGGCTCTCCGTGCTTGGTTCCTTCGTGCTCACCAAGGCCGTCTGGAAGACGACGCCGTTTCGCGCCTCGCGCAACGATCTGGAACGGTCGATGCTGTCCGATGCCAAAGCCACGCACTCGGCCATTACCGAGGTGCTGGACGCGCCCACGCTTTACACCTTCAACGCGGGGACTTTGGCAAGCCCGCTCATGAGCGCGGGTAAGCCGGTGGACGCCGCCGGACTTCGCGCCCGGTCGCGCATCTGGCCGCCGCGTGTGATCCATGTACCATTCCTGGAACACCCTATCGGGCTGGGCGATGCCGTGAAGCACGCTACCGCCGCTATCGGAATCAAGCCTTGCGGCGGGTGCGATCAGCGGGCCGCTACCCTCAACGCCAAGCTAACCCTGGTGCCGAAATCATGAGTGCCGCCGCGCTGGTTCAATCCAAAGCCGCGCTGTCCAACACGATCACGCTGGACTCGTCATCGAGCGTCGGGAACCTGCTGGTTGTCGTAGTTGGATGGAAAAGCACGTTCTACTATCTGGACGTTTCTGGCGTGGCGGATAACCTCGCAACGCCGTATACCGAATGTGCGCTTAGCGGCGTAAGCAGCCTCGGCCCGACTGCGCCATCAATGGCAATCTTCTATGGAGTTGTTTCTACTCCTGGAATCGCCACCATTACGGCCACGATGCCAGCGGGTGCCACAAACCCGTCCATCAGCGTGAGCGAGTTCTCGGGTGTCGTGGGAACTGAGCAGATAGCCTCGACAACCTGGGCGTTCCCTTCCGTCGATGAGACAGCCAATACCGGGAACACGCAGAACATCGGGGATCTGCAATTCGTCGGGATGGTGGGGGTTAACGATGCCTGCGTATTTACGGTTACAGGTGGAACCCTTATCGGCCAATTGAACGGCGGAGGAGCGATTGGAGCTTTCTACTTCGCGCCGAGCACGACCGGAGGTTCCTACCCGGTTCTGGGTTGCAGTGTGTCCGTAGGGAACAAAGTCGGGATTTACCTGCTTTTCACTGCCTCTGCCGGGTTGACGGTGTCCCCCTTTGCCGTGTCGGCAACGGTCAACACCGTTTTCACCTTCACAGTCTCGGTTGCCGGCGGAACGCCGCCCTACGTTTTCTCCATTTCCGCCGGCGCGTTGCCGCCCGGACTCACGCTTGACCCAGCGACGGGGATTATCTCAGGGACGGTGGCGTAGCATGGCAGAAATGGTAACGGTTCGCGATTGGACAAGCCACTTCGAGGGGCTTGTCAATCCTTACGGCAACCACGGCTATCCGGGCGACACGGCTATTCTCGTGCCCATCGGCATGACGATCCGGTTCACGGCTACGCCGCTGGGTGGGTACGCCTTCTCTTCCTGGTGGGATGGCAACACCGACAACCCGCGCTATTACACGATCACGGAGAATCTGAGTTTCTGGGCCAACTTCGGTTCAGGCCCGGCGGTTCCCGGCTATTTCAACCTGACGGCCGTAGCGGGCCCGGGCGGGACGGTCGCCCCCAATGGCGGATCGTTCCCCATGGATACGGATGTTCAGGTGGGCGCGGTGGCCGATCCCGGCTTTGAGTTCGACCACTGGGCAGGCGGAAGCACCGACAACCCGCTGACGGTGTTCATGAGCAGCGATCAGAGCGTGAGCGCCGTTTTCAAGCAGGGAGCGCAAGTCGTCACCCCCTATGTGCCCGAGCTGGCTATCGTGGCGACCCCCTACAAGTACGAATACGCCGCCACGAATGGCACGCCACCGCTGACGTTTCAGGTGATTCGGGGCAGCCTGCCGCCGGGTATCCGCATGGACCCCGCGACGGGCAGCCTGGAAGGCACGCCAGAGGCTCCCGCATCATGATCGACGCCATGTACACCGAGTCGAACACGGGGCGTCTGTTTGCCATCACGGACTCCGGGGCGCTGGCTCGCAATCTGGTGGAAGTCATGCCCGACGGAAGCTACGTCTCACGCGGCGCCGTGGCGAAGGGTCCGTACTCGTTTACCGCCAACACCGTGCATCAGATGGCGGTCTGCGCGGCGGACGAAGCCAAGCTCTATATTTTCGACCTGAACGCCAACACGCTCACCAACATCCCGACAGATAGCTTCCTGGGAGCCATCAAGGTCGATTACGACGACGGCTATTTCGTGACGCTGCTCCCGTCCTCGGTGAAGTTCCAGATCAGCTCGCCGCTAGACGGCACGACCTGGAACGGGCTGGATTTCGGCATGGCCATCGGTTCGTCCGATTTCGTCTATGCCCTCGGCGTGATCCACCGCGAATTGTGGCTGTTCGGCTCGCAGCGCATCCAGGTATTCTACGACGCCGGTTCGGCCAGCTTCCCGTTCTCGGCCATTCAGGGCGTCTACGTCGAGCAGGGCATCGCAAGCCCGGAAACGCTAGTGAAGATGGACAACACCTGGTTCTGGCTAGGGCGCAACGAGCGCGGCAGTGGGACGGTCTACCGGGCGGCGGGCTACAACGCGCAGCGCATCAGCACCCACAGTGTCGAGTATTTCATCGACCAGTACGGAAAATCCACGCCACGCAAAGGCTTTCCGCCGAACTATGACGCCATCGCCTTCAGCATCGAGCGTGGAGGACATCTTGAGTACGTTCTGACGTTCCCGAGCGCCAATCCGGTCAATATCGTTTACCAGAACAAGCCCCAGACCTTCTATCTCGGAGCAACCTGGGTGTACGACGTTACCACGGGATTGTGGCACGAGCGGTCCTACCTGAATCCGACAACCGGGATGCGCGAGCGGTGGCGTCCCAACTGTCACGCCTACGCTTACGGCAAGCATCTCGTTGGTGACTGGAAAAGCAATACGATCTTCGAGTTGTCGGACGACCTGTACGACGACGCCGGGGACGTGATCGAGCGCGTTCGCGTGGCCCCGCACGTCAACGACGATATGAAGATGATCTCGCACAACCGCTTCAAGCTGAACATGACGGTGGGCGCGGGGAATGTCTTAGACCCGGACCCGCGCATTGAGTTGAGCTTGAGCCGCGACGGAGGCAAGACCTACGGCTCTCCG